CCGTGTACATCATCGACTGAGCCGTTCCCATTGTGTAAGAAAACGGATAAAAGATTGGAAAGAACACTCAAATCAAAATGAGCGACGTCTACTCACCTTACAATCCACGAAATCGGTTCTTTACTGAGAAGGATATTCATCGTATCCTCCACCGCCATGGATTGCCCCATTACCGTATTTCAAATCAAAAGATCTTCCAGACTGCAATGGTTCATACAACCTACGTCAAGCGGTCCGAGTATACCACTCCTGATGGACGACCGGCGTCTCTTGCTCCGTGTCCATCTGGCGTAATGCCCTTACAAGATGAGTCGTATGAATGTCTGGAGTTTGAGGGTGATTCTGTGTTGGGTGTCTGCGTAGCCACGTATCTGCGTCGTAAGTATCCAGAGAAGAAGCAAGGGTTCCTTACTGATGCTCGTAAGGAGCTAGTGAATAACGAACGGATTGGAGCTCTGTGTCAAAAGGTTGGATTGGATACCTACTATGTGATCTCTCGTCATAACGAAGAGTCCGTTGCAATCAATGGACGTCGTAACATTCAGAAGCTGGGTGATATCTTTGAGGCATTCATTGGTGCATTATGGACCGATTGCGGAAATCGATTCAACATTGTCTATCCATTTGTCACGACCGTCCTGGAAGCCTATCTAGACATTCAGGATGTTGTGACTACGATTACAAATTACAAGGACATCTACCAAAAGTATTGTCAGCGTGAGTACGGGTGCACTCCGACCTATACAATGCTAGACCCTTACGATGATGGCCGGATTCGAGTGTGTATTGTCCTCAAGGGCAACAACATAGAGTTTGGTGAAGGAAGTACCCGGAAGAAGGCTGAACAGTTAGCCGCTAAGAAGGCACTGGAGAAGTTCAATGCTTTGCCTTCTGCGTAATCACACGTCCCTTCCGTCCACATGTGAACCGCTTGAGGGTTCGCCCCTTCTTCTGCAAAACAGAACTAACACAAATCGCAATTGGACCTTTTTCATTCTTGATCGTCTTGCGAACCTTCTTGATGCACTTGCAGAAGCGCTGAGTCTGATTCAGTTTGCGAGCACCAGCACGTTGAATAGCTGGTGGAGGAGGAACAGAATTCGAAGACAGGGAAAGAATGTCTGAATATGGAGCATCTTGCACAACAACCTTGTCATATGTAAGAAAAGTGATTGGAATAAAAAGTGTAGGCATCCTTCCGCCAGGCGCATTTGGTGCGGGCTTAAGCATCATGATTCCAGGAGGATTCATATCCATAAATGCGGCTCGCAACGGATAACCGGCTGCAAGAAGTGTCGCTCGAACTGGCATATCAATTTCAAAGATCGCCCATATACCTCCTGTAGTTGTCAGGACTCGAGCAACGATCTTAGTTTCATTAGGTTTATCGCGAAGTCCTAAGCTTACTCGTTTGTATTTGTTGGATCCGATCCAGTCTTCCCAATGCGCTGCATCAGAATCTGCAGATATTTCGGAGACGGGAATTGGCGGAGATACGACAGGGCGGAGGGGGGCAACTGCAGGAGGGGCTGATGGATCTACAGGAGGCACATATGCAAACATGCGATCAATTGACTCGTGGATCCTAAGCATCATTTGGTTGGTTGGAACAGCACTGTCCTTCCACAGTGCCTCCATCTCCTTTCCAAACGCCGCCCGCGCGGCGGGTAGCAGAAGTTTGGCATTGTCTGCCCCTGCAGCCAATGATGCTACGTCGTAGAACTTCATGAACCGATGGCTTGTCGAGTCGTCTTTTAGACTGATTGGACACGTTTCCATAATATCACACGGTCCCTTGAATTGTGGATATCTCTCGGATCTACGCCTCCGGATCGCCGCACTGCGGAGCTCCCATCGCTCAATAAAGTCCTTGAACCCCTTGATACCAATCGCAGCACGCCCCCAATCGTGCATAACGATATGATCGCCCATCCATGCAATGTTTCCAAAGTGAGCGTCTGTGTGAATCACGTTTTCATTGTTGAGGTATGCAACCGCGTGAAACAGCTTTTGGAGCTCAGCGCGTGTTTCTGGAATCGGATGTTTATTCCGAGATATGTCCTCGTCCTGGACCGGTGTAATAAAGTTAACCTTGTCAGATTTTGTTCCTGGAGTAGAGATCTCGTTATCAGTTGCATTGCAACTCCGAGGCACATCGCCTGAAAATCGCGGGATACTAAGAATGTCCGATTCGCTGAATATAGGTGTGCATGTCGCAACTGCTACGTTAAAATATTTTTTTATCTCTTTATCTGGATACTTTTTCTGAATCCGATCAATTGCCTCTTTTACTTCTTGTTGGTTCACTGTCTCTTCTCCATCATCTGTAACCTTATTTGTCACTCGGGACACGTAGTCGCCTTCAGGTGGCACCCCGGGTGTCATGGTGCCTGGCAAACATTTGACAAAGGGCTTGTAGACACACGTATCGGCACCCTGCGCAAGGAATGCACCTCCTCGCCTCATTGTGTCAAACGCAGAAGAATATATCCTCGCAAGGAATAAACATAAATGGGTGGAGGTCTTCTTCAACTTGTCGCTTATGGTGCTCAGGATGCGTACATCACGGGAAATCCCCACATCACCTTCTGGAAGGTGCTCTACAAGCGTCATACGAACTTTGCCATGGAGGCATTTCGCGTGAATTTTACTGGCTCGCCCCAGTATGGACAGCGTGTCGTTGCCGTGATCAACCGCAACGCCGACTTGATGTACAAGACGTACCTGGAGGTGACGCTTCCGGACACAACTGCAGCCACCGGTGGACTTACCACTGACGTTCTCTGGACTGGCGATGCCCAGCGTCGCCTGGGGTATGCGCTTCTCAAGAAGCTTGAAGTAGAGATCGGCGGACAGATCATCGACACCCACTATGGAGAGTGGCTCTACCTGTGGGAGAATCTGACCTCGTCGTATGACAACTCTTGCAAGCTTGATGCGATGGTGGGAGGCACACTTGGAGGCACATCGACCACTCTAACATCGTGCGGAGGTCGCCCGGGTGTTCTCTATATCCCTCTGCAGTTCTGGTTCTGCAGGAATCCGGGTCTGGCCCTGCCTCTGATTGCCCTCCAGTATCACGAGGTGCGCCTGAACATCACGTTGGCTGCTTCGACTGACCTGGTGAGCAGGGGTTCGTATGCATCTGTGTCGGCGGCGGGTGCAGCCCTGCCTCAGCTCAAGGACATGGCTCTCTATATCGACTACATCTACCTGGATGTGGATGAGCGTCGCCGGTTTGCCCAGCAGTCCCACGAGTACCTGATTGACCAGCTCCAGTTCGGTCTCCAGCAGACGCTGACAACGGCCTCCGCCCGCATTGACCTGACCTTGAACCACCCGGTCAAGGAGCTGGTGTGGGTCTTCCAGGATGCGCAGAAGACGGATTGCGGATCTGCTGCGACAATCACTGCGGGATACACACAGCCGTTCGTCTACGATGACATCGTGAACCGCTGCCGCCTACAGATCAACGGACAGGATCGCTTCGACGAGCGATATGGCGACTACTTCTGGAAGGTTCAGCCCTACCAGCACCACTCGGGCGGTGCCTTCTGGCCGACTCGCCAGCTGGCCAACGCAGTCACTGTGACTGGAACTCCTAATGCAGGTGTGGTTGCGTTTACACTCAACGCCGCAGCTGCCACTTCACACACCTATACATTGACTGCAGGTGGACCTATTGTGCCTGGTATGCTTCTGACTGGCACCGGCGCAGCCGGTATTGTTATCACAGCCGTTACAGTCTCAACTGCAACTACCGGAACGATCACAACTGCTTCATTTACATCGGCTGTCCCTCTCACTTACACTGCAGCAAATCCGACTGGTACGGGTAATAATGGAGTTGCTGATCTTGAGGCGATCACTTCTACTGGTTCTACCACGACGACCTACCAGGTTGCTAACCCGATCAACGTGTATTCCTTCGCACTCCAGCCTGAGGAGCACCAGCCGTCTGGAACCTGTAACTTCTCACGTATTGACACGACTACCCTCGTGTTTGACAGCTTCAAGACAGGCACCTACCCGACCAAGAGCCGTCCGTTCAACTTCCGTATGTATGCCGTGAACTACAACATCTTCCGTGTGATGTCCGGTATGGGCGGTCTTGCATACAGCAACTAAAGTCGCTTCCTACCCACCAACTAAGTTGAAGGTAAAGCATGATCCAGAACAATCTTGAGGTCCTTTAGTTCGGACTTCAGCTTCTCCAAATACAAAATAGCATCCATGTGCTCTTCTTGAGCATGAACAATCCACTCAAGAATGGAAAGGTCCTTACGATCAAGGTCCGTTCCATACTTTGCCTTTCCAAACTCCGACCGCTTCTTGAACTTCTCAATCACGGCGGTTACAATGCTGTCCATTTTTATAAGTAAGAGTGTCAATGCTGAAAGTGGCAGTTATTCTTTTTGTGATCGTAGTTGTCTTGTGGGTTCTTTCAAATCCGAAAACCTACTTCCGGAAGGAAGCACCCACTACACGTTTGTATTCGGAAGGCACCCGCGAAGTCCTAAGGTCTGTTGCAACATTATCGGCGCCGGTTGACCCTTCCCAGGGCATTTTACGTGGTCTCGACCAAGGATATGTCCCATTTCGTGTGAGATAACAT